GGTGGCGGCCATGAACGCCCAAGTCGCCAAGGAGGCGACAGCCACCGTTTCGACGGGCGTCCTCCAGCAGCTCGTGTACCTGCGCGACATCTCCTCGAACCCGGTGCCCCTCGCTGCACCAGTCAGCACGAGCACATATGGAAATAAAATGCCATACAACAGCAAGATTGCATTCTAAATGAGAGCCCTTGACGACATCCTGATAGGCTTTTTCATTTTCTTCGCCATCGACCGGGCGATCCGCCTCTTCAGTAACGCGGTCGTCGAGCCGTGGGCCCAGAAACGGTCACGTGATCAGAACCTGGTTGAAAACTGGAAGATGGGTGCCGAGCTGACTATGCTTTTGTTTGCTCTGCTTATCGTGTTCAAACTGCGCCGCTTCATAGGCCGGCTCAACAAAGCTTAGAGAGGTGGCGTGTTTTATTCTTAATGAATAAGTTTCGCGATGAAACTGCCGAGATGTGTAAAATGAAGGGATGGGACAAAGCCCCAGTAAGTATCGTATGGATGCTCCTAAACGAAGAGATGGGTGAATTGGCTTCTAGTATCCGCCAGAACCAAAGGATATACAAAAAGACGGGGCTCAAAAAGGATCGAGGGACCGACGTCATGATGGAAATGGGTGACGTGTTCAGTTACCTCTTCCAGTTGGCCCATATGTTGAACGTTGACATGGACACTATGTGGGAACTTCACCGTCAGAAGGTCCAGACGAAAGTATACGCAGGAACTAAAAATAATGTAAGCGTATGTTAAGATGGCTACGGCCGCTATGGCATGTGATGACCTGAGCATCAATCGCTTCAACCCGTACACGTGGTCCGGAACCTTCGGTGTTTACTCCGATGGGTTCCCGAGCATGATTCCCAATGATGGCTCGTACACTACTGAGATTAGCGAAGAGCCAACCGTCTATACCGATTCTCTCATGGGCACCAATGACCCAAACATGAATCTGTCAGGCCCCATGTACTTAAAGACCGTCGACTCTAGCCCCGGCCCTTTCCGTGGTTTCCCAGCACGCAAGAACGAGTTCCCAGACGGTACAGTGACGTGGATGCGTCCAGGACAGCCATGGAGCTGGATGGGCGGCCACCGTGCCAAGGATGACACGTGGACGGCGAGGGGCGCGGCCAACGGTCAGGACCTTCTCATTTGGCTCGTGCTTATTGCACTGGTCGTGTATATGGTTTCTCGCATCAAAAAGTAGAAACCTTTGGCGCCACCACCTTGACTAATTTCTTGGACAAATTCTCTTTTTCAATTTTAGACCGTTCATCCAGCTTGGGGCACATGTGAACCTCGAGCTGAATGCACTTGGAGCAAAAGTTCTCCTCGCACTCCCGGCACTTGAGGAACAGGTTCTTGTGAAGGCACGTCATCTTCTATTTCACATACAAATTCATTCTTAAACTTCATAGGTGGCTCGTCAACCAACTCACACAGACCATGTGCCCTCCCTTTGACTATACGGTCCCATGCAGCCTTCATAGCTGGGAGGTTCTTGGCGAACCATTCGCGGTCGCGCTTGACGCGCACCACCACAAACTCGGGCTCGGCGCCTTCAGTATTGGCCGGGCGGTACTGTACAAAATCACACTCTTCAAGATCCGTAATCTCGAGTTGCAGTTGAACTTGGGGCAAATAGTGCTTGGGCACCTTTGCCTCGATTTTGCGAGTCAATGGGCACTTTATCTCAATGAGGAGCCCATCCTCAGTGACCCCATCCGGTGACGCCCCGAGCCACGGGTAGTCACGATGTTGGACGAGACCAATCTCATGAGACTTGCGCCCCGTTCGCTGGTCATAAAGATCACGGACCAGGGGCTCGAGTGCGGTGCCGTGCGCCGTCGCGGCGTTTCCGGCCCACTTGAGGCTCAGAACCTTCTTTTTCACAAACGCATCTGGAGATTCATAACGACTCTCCCCGATTGCACTTGCCACGTCACTTGCCGTGATCATTTGCTCACGGAGCGCTAACCATTCATCAGATCTTTGTTCAGCGTATTCAGCCGCAAGGAGCTGCTTGGCTATCGCCACTACGTCCTTCACGTTTGGGGGGTCCTCCATTCTTACTCTTAAATCGAGGATCCGTCTTAAGTACAATTTCTGCGGCGTTTTGTTCCGCCTGTTTCTTTGTAAGTGCAAAACCCGCCCCACATTCCATGCCGTCCACCACGACTGTGATGAAGAATTGACCGTTCGCCTGACCATCTACACGGTACTCGGGCAAAGGGTACTTGAGGGCCTGACACCAGCGCATGAGCTGATCCTTATAGTTGTCATCCACGAGGGACGTCTCCACCTTTGTGAATGAATCTAAAACAAATTTCTTGGCGTGAACCATGCCAAGGTCCAGATAGATGGCCCCCACGAGCGCCTCGAAAACATCCTCCATGATGTGCTCATTGGTGTTCCACCCGTTGCGCTCCCCCTTTTCATCCATGAGGATCAACTTTTCAAGACCTAGAATTTTGGAAATCTCACAAAGGGTCTTGCCTCGGACCATCTTCGTCCGAGCCTTGGTCAAGAACCCCTCCTGATGTTTTTCATACTGATCAAATAGATGTTTTGTGATTACAAATCCAAGTACTGAATCTCCCATGAATTCAAGAGTTTCGTACGAACCAGTCAGACCAGAATAACGCTTCAGGGCTGACTTGTGCGTGAAAGCTCGGCGATACAAATTTATATCCTTAATTTTCGTCCCAACGAGAGCATTCAGGTTTTCACGTGAAAGCTCTGGTGGGGATTCCATTGTGTTTACAAGTGCATACTTTTTTAAGTGTGCCTCACAATCAATAAACCCCCTGTGAATGACACGCCACTGGACTGGCGTAATGTATGCCATGTGTAGAAAGTGCTATGAACCGGGCCAAAGCGAACATGCGCAACGTGTATTCCGGTGCTACTGTATAGACCCGTAGTGCGATAACTGCAGGAATGAGCGTGTGTGAAAGTGATGTAACTATGTCCCCGACGTGGATATAGTGAAACTGAATGTTCCATAAAGTATAAAGTACTATCATGGCTGGTACTTGAGGGTTCACGTCATCATATTTCATATTAAAAATCCATATCATGAGTGCAGCACCTAAAAGGGCATTAATTATGTGGTGGTTGTGTAGCGATTCTGCGACTGCGATCGCGATATTCAATATCAATAAAGGAATGGTCAGTTTGGGGTTGACGAGGAGCAACACGATTGAAAGCAATACCAAGACTGTTTTTGTCACTACGAAATGTAATGTGAACGCCATATATTAATTACACACTGTATTTATTTTTGTTCACGCTATATGGCAACCTAAGAAGCTGGTGCCTTCGCAACCTTTGGGCGAACCTTCTTCTCCTTGGGGGCCGCGTCAGTCACCGCTCCGGCCTCGGCCTTGGGCTTCTTCTCGCGAGGCTTCTTCTCCGTCTCCTCCTTGATGTAATGGGGGTTGATGAACTTCTGGATGTTCAGGAAGGTCACCTGAGTACCCGCCGGTGGCTGCAGCAGGTCCTGCAGGGTCGCATCCAGCGTGATGTTCTGACCCGCCTTCAGGCCCTTCTCGGTCACATAAGTGTTGATGCGTGCAGTAACCTGGGAACGCGAGATCTTCTCGTCGGCCGCCAGGCTCAGGAAGGTGCGCAGCTTGTCCGTCACGTTCAGGGGCTTGTTGAAGCCGTTGTTCTGGGAACGAGCGGCCTGCTTCTCACCGGTGGGGTCCTCGAAGTGCTGACGAATCTTGCGGACATCCTTGCGCAGAGCCTTCAGCTCCTTGGCAAGCAGCTCGAGGGTGACTGGGGTAGTGGTAGCCATTTCTACTCTACACATGACGGGCATCTTTAAGCCAGGGATAGGATGGCCAAAAACACAATCACCAACATCAGGAGGGGAATTGTCATTCGTTCCCAGACCGTCTGGTACCGTGTATCGGGCTCTATATATTCCGTCTCCTCCTTGTTCCGTGTAGGCGCGTCACTCGTCGCGAGGTTGACTCCGAACCCAGGCGGAAGTGCAGTTCCAGTTGATGCACGAAATTCGTTTTGAAATTGAAGAATAGAAGGGAGCTCAGTGTTTATGGAGCATTTTGGTACACAGCACCCCGAATCACAAGGAGAAACCAGGCCATTCTGGCGGTTTATATAAGCGCACACCTGGGACCCAGGATCGATGGGATTGGACAAGCACTGACACCCCTTCGTGATCAGGTCTGAAGAGCACGTGCTCATCTAGTGTTAAAGAAGAAATTAGTTTATGGTATAATGGAGTACGCGACACCCCAGAAGCTTCCAGACGGCCGTTACTTTCTGAAGATCACTGGTGCCCGTCATCAGGTGAACGGTCTGATTCTTCAGGACTCCCTCGCCGCCAAGTCTGTAAATTTCAAGACCGATTCCAATCTTTTCTCAGTCATTGATGAGCAGATCTTGGCTCAGGCCAAGTTGTCCAAGCAGGAGTGGTTCGGCAAGGACCTGAGCGACGAGACCATCCAGAACGCATGGCAAGAGAGCGTGACTGACGGTGTGCTGGGCGCGTCTCTCGCCACGATCAAGGGTCAGGTGGCGACCCTTGCGTTCGACACTCGCAAGAACCCAGTAGAACTTGCCGACATCCAGCCCGAGACGTCGTGTGATGTGATGCTCGAGCTGTCCGGTCTGTGGTTCCTGAAAAAGTCCTTCGGTCCCATCTGGCGGATCCTCCAGGTGCGCGTCCGGGCGGCTCCCAAGACGCCCGAGCTCCCCAAGGAATATCTTTTCTCGGACGACCCGGCCGAGCCGGAAGAGGAGGACCCGGCCGACTATCTGGACTAAAGTCCTCCTCCAGCCCAAAAAAATTATCGGTAACTATTAATAATATGGATCGCAAGGGACTCGCCATTCTGGTTCTGGCCGTAGTCATTCTCATGCTGCTGTTCGCCCCCAAGTCTAGCGGCTTCGGCGCCCCAGCTCCAGTTGGCGGCTTTAACCTGGGCAACACCCTGCCCAGCAACTACGGTGGTGGCTACGGCCACTCCAGTAGCGCGATGAAGCTGGGTGCCAAAGGTTCCCCCTATGAGGGCAATGGCTCCAGCGGTGACGACGTGTCTTCCGCGAGCCTGATTCCCCGTGAGGTTGTTCAGACCGAGGACTTTGGCCAGTTCAGCCCAGACAAGATCATGTCAGGCCAGAACTACCTGGACCCCCGTAGCCAGATTGGCTACCCAGAGACGGTCGGCGGTGTTCTGCGCAACGCCAACCAGCAGTTCCGCTCCGAGCCCATCAACCCCCGTACCCCAGTGAGCATCTTCAACCTCAGCACGATCCCCCCCGACACGATGCGCCCCAAGTTCGAGATCAGCCCAGAGTATCAGTGAAGAGCAAAGCCGAAGGCTTTGTGACGAGAACGCGTCAAGCTACGCGCAGTAATTTATACGAAATTACCAGAAATGGACTTTAAATCAGCCATGACTGAGTGGGTCGCCCTTAAGGCCCAGTTGGCCGCAGCTCGCAAAGATCTGGGCGTCCTCAACGGACGCGAGAAGGATCTTCGCAAGTTTGTGACGAAGCATATGAAAGAAAATGAAATTGACACCGTGAAGGTACAGGACAAGGTGAAGGTTAATTTTAAAACAAAAAAGACCAAGGGGTCTCTGACGAAGGAGGTGATAAAGAATGGTCTGGGTACGTTTTTTGGTGGAAATGAGGCTCAGGTGGAGGGTGCGTTCCAGGCCATTCTGGACGCCGCACCAACAAAGGAGACGGACGGCGTCATGGTAACCGGTCTGAAAGCTCTCCTCGAGGCTTAGAGGCTTGGAACGTTTATAATTCAAGAACAAAAATGGGTATCAACGACGAGTACTCTCGTGATGCGTACAATTACGATCTCGCATACGACTCTGATGGGTCAGACGAGTTCGATCCCGAACTCCATCCAGAAGACTGGCAGGACATGTACTCCCAGGAGCTCCTCGATGGTTGGATGATTATCCGTGGTTACTCGGATGAACATTATTTGCGAATCCCTGCCACCTTTCCCGACTTTGTTAACCTGGTACTCGAGCCTCAGGAATGGCACACGTGCGACAATCCCCATTTCACATGGCAGATCATGTGGGGCATGATTTCCGACTTGCCGATCATCTCCGAGAGGGTTCAGGCGGTGAACTTTTACGCATGGGCCGAAAAATATATTGGCTATTTCTAAAGATGTTTGACGTTACTGGCCCCAAGGTCCTGCTCCCAGCAGTGCTGTTCGCCGTCCTGAGCCCAGGTATGCTCCTGGCTCTGCCATCCGGTGCCGGTCTGCTCGTCCAGGCTGTGGTTCACGCCCTGGTCCTGTCCCTGGTCTACTGGGCGATTGCCAAGTTTGTGATGAAGATCAGCCTGACCACGGCCGACCTGTTCGTGCCAGCGGTGCTGTTCGTGCTGCTGACCCCAGGTCTGCTGCTGACCATCCCACCCAAGAACGGCGGTCTGCTGATGTCAGGCCAGTCCTCGCCAATGGCTGTGGGTGCGCACACCCTGGTGTTCGCTCTGCTGTTCGCCTTCCTGCGCGGTCAGTTCCCCCAGTATTATTAAATTAAAATCATAGAATGGTCCGATGCCTATCCATCGGGCCAGGAGCCATGGGCTTCTTCCTTTATTTAGGAGTTATATCGAAACTAAAACAAGAAGGACGGCTTGACAACCTTGAGGAAATCTCAGGGGCGTCGGCCGGTGGCCTTTTAGGCTTCCTGTTTCTCGCGACGAAAGGGGACATTCCCAAGGTCCTCGACTATTCTCTCGACGTGCCCGTGAAACAGATTATGAAACCAAATTTGAAAAACTTCATGAAGAACTATGGCCTCGTATCTCCGACTAAAATTCGAAAGATTCTGTCTGACGCGTGTACGAAATTCATGGGGAAACCTGACGTCACATTCGAGGAGTTGTATGCGTGGCACCCCATCAAGTTCCACGTATCCGCTTACTGTGTGGACTTGATGAAGACGGACTATTTTTCTGTAAATTCCACTCCAAAATTGAGCGTCATAGACGCGGTCAGTGCGACCATCGCAATTCCTTTTCTTTTTTCAACCGTGAAAATCGGAGAATGGACCTACATTGATGGCGGTGCGGCCGAGACGACCCCTTCAGGTCCATTTTTAGCCAAAAATGATGTCCTCGCCATGAAGATAGGTTGGTCCAGACCCGCCCCAGTCACGGACCTCAAGTCCTACGCCACGGGAATTTTGTATTCCACTATGAAATTAAGAGCCGAGTATGAGCTCCCGACCCTTGATCTGGATATCGGGGACCAGGACGTGTTCGACTTTGGTGCGTCAAATGATGGGAAGCTTAGGATGTTCATGAGGGGTCACGCCACCAATTTTTCTTGATAAAGGATAAATGAAGTCCGCCCTGCGTTCAAGCCACGTTCGTCGTATCACTCGCCGCGTGATTCGCGTGACCCGTCGTGACGGCACCCGGTACTCGTATGTCCGCAAGGCAGCCGTGAGCCGCGTGTCGGCCGTCCCCGCCAAGGATGTTGGTGCCGCTGGCAAGAGCACCAAGGTGATCGGCAAGCTCAAGGGCGGTATGCTCACCAAGTACGGCTACCACCCAGTCGAGGCGAAGACCAACCGCCACAAGGCGCTCAGCATGGGTATCAGCAAGGGCGAGAAGCCTCTGTCGGTCATGCGCCGCCTGATTGCCATCAGCACACTGACCAAGCGGACCCTGCCCCGCGCGTCCCGCATCTACAAGCAGGACGCCATGTGGATCCGCAGCAAGTACGCAAAGTCTTTCGGGCGGAAATAAATATGCGTGTAAATGTTAATGAGTAATAATGGAGGAACTTGTACAGGAACATTTCTCCGCCAAGGGCCAACAAATACATGTTGGTTTTTAGCCGCGTTGAATCAATTTCTATTGACGCGTCATGGTAATCGGATACTTTTCAATGCTTTGGTGAAATACGTCAATACAGAATTGAAATCTGATACAGGACGACGTGATCTGCTCAAACCAAACACCACGTGTCCAATGTATGGTAAACTACACAGTAAATTCAATTTTTATAAATTAATATACCATTATTTTAATAATACTCCTCAGATCGTTGGTGATCCTAGAAGGCTGGTGCAAAATATCAATCGCACCCGACGGGGGGTGGAACCCATTTTAGCTAATTGGGGACGTGCACCTGGCGTTATTAAATCAATTCTAGACAGACTTTCAATTACAAATTACAATTCACGTGTTATTAATTCAGGTACTAATAATCTCACAACATCCCAACCTGATGTACCTTTGCCCGATTTTTATTTAATCACGCCCAACACAACTCAATGGCGGCCAAATTCAATATCCACCTCTTTATTAGGACCCGACTTTTATCTAGGTGCAGCTTATATTAATTTAGTAATCCGGCCCCAACATGGCGCGCCTAAAGGTCATTCCATCTGTGGAATTAAATGCGGAGGTAATTATTACATAGTAGATTCAAATTCTCCTACAATTATACCATGCGACTGGCGCGATGTTCGTAATATAAATATAAATGGACAGTTATTAAGTATTTATGCAAGTGGTCAATCGCAAATAATAATCATAGAATCTTCTATAAATGATGTAATCTATTGGCGCAAAAATCTCCCTACTATTCAATCAACCAATATTACACAACTGAAAAATTCTTTGAGAATTAATACTAAAACTGAATCTTTCACACAGGAAATCGCAAGGGCGAGTTCAAAATGGGAAGGATATAAAATGGCATTTTTCAACGGGGATGCAAATGGTGTGTTGAGAGCAAGTTTCTTGATATCGTATCTCCTTTTCAAGATTGAATTCGCTACTATAATTAATTATCCATGGAGGTTTGATAATCTTCAGCAAGTAAAAGCGGCTATTCCCAGACTTCGCGACGCTGTATCATCACCCAATGCAGCCAAACAGATAGGGTTCAATTATAAAAATGCAGGAAATCCTCCCGGGTTTGGACGCACGCCAAGTTTTTACAGTGCAATGATGCTTTTGAAAAATAATGCCATGAACTCCCTCATCAAAAATGGAAAATGGGTGGACATTAATACTCCTGAATACGAAGCGGCTGAAAATAATATGATCGCAATGGTATCCTCACGAACAAATCTCAGCGGAGGTGGAAATTTCGCAACTGCTATGCGAGCAAGTAATTGGAAGAGTATATTCAAATACACTTCTTATTCACCTGGATCTAAACTCATAGAGTCATTTTTCTTTCACTCAATGGCGATGTTCGGTTGGTGGGGATTTTATGGTATTAGAAAAAGTTCAACCAATACAAATATCAATCCAAACTCGCGTGGTTTCATCCCAACTGAACGTCCTGGTTCGTGTAACGTAGCCGGTCTATTGAATATGTATATATGGAAAAAAATGGGCAAACTTGATGACCTTATTTATATTGCCCATGGAAGAACACAGGTGGCTACAGCTGGACAGATTAATGCGATTACTGCTACACGCACCGCAGGCGTTGACGATGTCCAATTTTGTCATCATGGGTGGCAACTAGCTGGTAATCGCCCAAATCGTTATGCGGGGGCTGCAACAAGTAATATGCCCAATATGGGTGGGCGATGGTGGCAGCGCACTTTATACAGCCATTCGGACGCGTTCGATGTACTAACACTTGCTCCAATTTTCCGGAGTATTCAACGGCTTCGCAGACAGGATCGTGAAGGAAGGGCGCAGTTTGTAAAGACGCTCGTCTCATCTCTAAACACGAGAATAAAAGACTTTCTTGAGAACCACCTTATGAGTACTTTACCTCGTAATATTCAAAATATATCAGGTGAAATGACTTCACAAAATATATTACCACGACGGACGGTGCGTGCGCCCGCGCCCCCCCCTCCCACTCGTCAACCAGCACGGGTTAATAATGCACTGCGGGCACGAGTTGCTGCCCAATCTAATGCAGCGGCGCTCCGGAGACGGCAGGCATTGGTCCCAGTTAATATAGCCACCGTTCGTTCTCCATCCGCTAATCTCAATAAATGGTTCAGAAATCACAATCTGCCGCCTCCAAATGATACTGGTCTCACGAGAAAAAACTGGCTCGGGGACCTGGCCGAATTTAACGCAACTGAAAATGTGCGTTCACGCGCAAAAAAACTTCTGCAAAATCTGACCCGACAGGCGAACCAACGTCAAGCTCCGGCCCGACAGGCGAACCAACGTCAAGCTCCGGCCCGACAGGCGAACCAACGCCCTCCAAACCTGAACCTCACGCAGTTTGAACGGGCTAACACGACTTCGGTTTATAACTCCGCTAAAAATTTAATTAGAACTCTCAAATCAAAAAATTATAACCAATTGAAGGGCGAGGAAAAGTATAAAAAATTGAAACAGTGGCTGGGTCCTTTATTCGGAAATAATTTACCAGCAATGCGAAATTTCGCAGCGCGGTTACCACTACATGAAAACAAACTAGATTCACTTAAATTTGAACAAATACACAATAATTGGAAATTAAGTACAAACCCCATCAAGAGACTTTTATGGTCCGTGTCCAAACGCAACTCCAGTTAAACCCACTCCACCGGGTCCCAAATCCCATGGATCGCTGGACCCATGGGATAAAAAGGTTCAATAGACCATTCACCTGTATGACTTAATAGGTCCATGAGGATGTGAAAAGTATAAATCTTTCTGGCTTTTGAATTTTGAATTAAAATTAGAAACCATAAAGAGTGAGGCAGCTTGTAGAACCATGTGTATGAGTACCAGTTTTTTATCACCCGCCAAGGCGTGTTCGGGTCCACGAACGCCCCCCCGGGTGACAAAAAAAGTGCCATGGGCAAGTCAGGGGCTATCGCCCAAAAGGCATCCTCCAAACCTAAACGTCCAAAGTACATCCTTGTGGTGGCCAAGTGCCCAAGCCAGAGCATCCCTACTTAGAAGTAATTTTAATTCAAAATTCATGGAGCCCATCCTCCGTGAGATTTCGGATGAAATTTGGACGTCCCTCGGGCCGGGCTACAGCGAGTCCGTGTACCACTGCGCCTTTGAGGTGGCTCTGAGGGCCCGGGGTCTCTACTATGAGACGGAACGTATTGTACCCGTGTTCTTTGCGGGACAGAACGTAGGTCACGTAAGGGCCGACCTCATCGTGGACCGCAAGGCAGTCATAGAGCTCAAGTCGGTAAGTAAGCTCAACGAGACTTACCGAATTCAGACCCAAAATTACCTCCAGCTCCTGGACCTCCAAGAGGGATACCTTATCAACTTTCCAGACAAGAAGGGCCAATTTGAATTTGAAAATATAATTCGTGAAAAAATTGCCACCCCTATTTTGGACAAAATTGATTGCTGACCGCCTTCAGTTTGTCCGGATAAACTCCCAATGTAATTCATTACACATTTTCTCCCAAATTTGATCCTGAATATAGAGCTTCTCACGGCTCTTGAGGAGCGGGAAACACGGCAAATAGTCATCTTCTCCTAACAGCTCACACATCTTATACAAAACATATGAATAACTCAAAAAGTTCTTTCTATTAGCTGGTTTATGTTTCTCAAAAGGAGCCTGTATCTTGTGGAACATAAGCCTGAGCTTATCCTCGAGCGCCTGAGGCATTGTAGGTGGCTGGATGCCGTTTAGAATAGTAGATATATAGGGCACATGCTCATAGTACTTGGCCCAATTCAGCTTCTTTAACAAAGTCTTAACCTTTTCGTGCGTAATCTCTGATAGATCCTTGATCTTCTGTTTCTTGAACTCGGCCCTAAGTTGTTCAACGACTATGTCCGGTACACTTGTCGACTCCTTCGCCTGAAACTGACTTATCCACTCGTTAAAGTGGTTCTCGCGTTTGTACGAGTACACGACGTTCTTCTCCATCTCTTGCTCCTCCTTGAAGCCCAGCTCATTGCAGAGAACGTATTCAATCGTCCCACATTGCGAACAGGCTTCCTCGCTCAACACGTCATCAAACACGCGCGTATACATGGCCCCACAGCCCTTGCACGGCTTCAGGTGGTCCTCTTGACCCTTTGGACACGTGTCGAACTGTCCTTCAACCTCGGTCATGTACCGCTTGTAAATGTCCTGCCTTTGGACACCCTTGCGACTTGACACCTTTAAATTAAGCAACTGCTTGGTACTCACCTCTTCGGTAGCTTCGGTCGTGTAGTCTTTTATTATGTTAACACAGTCCAACAGGTACTCAGCTAATTCATCTTGGGACCTGCACTCTTGGACTCTTGTATTAAACCGCGCCTCCATCTGTGATAATCAAGTTTAATTTTTAAGGATCAATTTTAGGAGCTAAATAGAACTTCAGGTCTCCCAAATTTGCAATTGTATATCTGAAAATAATTGGCATATTTTCATTCTCAGAATCCTGCATGAGCTGGACGCTCGAGCACATGTTCGTCGCCTTTGTGAACAGGTTGATGTACTTGAGGCTGAAGGTGTTGCCCGTGCGCTTTACTGGAGGATCTGGAAACTCGATGCTCGTCATCTGGTCTGCAAAGTCGCCCTTGCAGCTCAGGATAAGGGACGTACCGTCCCGCACGATGTCCATCTCTACCGCTAGGTTACCCATATCGCGAGTAATGCGCTGAAAGTCCACGGATGGCAGGGTGGTCACGACATTCATGTGAATATCCGGGAACTCGATGATGTCCTCGTTAATGTCCAGTAATTTCAGACGAAATTTAGTTGAAGATTTCTTGACTGGATTCTCAATCAGAAGGTCCATGTAGTCGCGCCCTACGATGTTGATGTCGAGCGTGTCCTGACCCGACACGCTCTTGAGCAACTTGTACACGTTGGCCATGTTGAGTCCGGCAACCACGTCTGAAGGGCATTCATACTCTTCAAAATTGTCGGCCGCCAAGTTCATATGCACCAGTGTAACGCGGGCCGTATCCAGGGTCAAAATGTGGATTCCACTGGGGGTGAAATACACATTGACGTCATTGATGATGTCCTTGAGCACCTCGAAGACCGACTTCAGGGCCGCAGCCTGTATCGTCTTCAGATGCATTCTTGGTTTCATAGGTTTATAATTCTCTAAGTTACCGCTGCCCTACTTGTTTGTATGCGTCCTGGACGTCCCCTCCAATTCTTGCCTCGAGTTCGGGCGTCAGGCGAGGCTGCAGGGATTCTCCGTAGCGTTCAATCTCGAACATGTCTGGATTGTCTGTACCGTCGAGGTTGGCCCCAGCGCCCCCGTCCCAAGATTCAAAATCACATGGGACCATAGACTCGAGCCACGCCTGGACCTCCTTGCCGACCAGCATTTTACCGTCGTTCGTGACGAGGGTCGGTACGCGAGTGATTTTCTTTGATGGGATCCCCTGATCATTTACGTTCCAAAATCGAACAATCTCAAGGAGGGCCGGTTGCGTCTTGATATATACTAAAATCTCCTGTGACCACTTGCATTTATCGGAGTAGACCAGTAAGGCCATTTGAATTTACAGAGTTTTTTTCAATCAATCTTTTTTCGCAGTAAATGGTAATGAAGGACTTGGTCATACTGTTGCTGGTCGCGTTAATTCTTTTTCTAATTTGGAATGGTCGTCAGGGGGCTGGTTACTCGGTCGACGGGACCCCTTCCTCGAGTGGTCCCAGTGACGCTCCCGTGTCTCCTGACGTGACGCAAGTCATTATCGAACAGGTCCAGAAGCGGCTCCCCACAACTTATCCCCTGGAGACCCTTTACATAAAGAGCCGGGGTGACAATAAGTACGACGCTCGTTTCATGTTCTTCAATACTGAAGGATACTACGGTACCCAGTATGACGTCAGCGCGACTGTCGGCAAGGATGGCGGCGTTCAGATTCTGAGCCAATCGGAGACGGCTGTGGCCGGTGACGCCGCCAATCCAGGCTACCAACCCGACAAGTACCAGCCCTATGAGATGATCGAGGCGAACCTGGATCAGCAGCTGAGAGATGCTCTCAAGGCGAACAAGGGGACGCCCGGTGGCCTGATCGGCACTCCACGTGAACTGGCGAGTGGAGCGTCCGCACCCGCGCCAGGCCCGTCTCCATCTTATTAGAAGTGAATTATAGATGGAAATTGCTTCGGCCAAAGATATCTTGGCGGCCGAAAAGAAGAGGGCCGCCGCCAAGAAGGAATACTACAAGGCTTTGCTTGAGCAATTTTCTAGGAAAATTAAACACTCTGTAGAGCTTGGTAGAAAACATGCGCTTCTGTCCGTGCCTACGTTTTTGGTCGGATACCCCAAGTACGACCTCGCCGCCACGATGGTGTACATGTCCAGGCAGTTGGGCCGCCTCGGATATAAGGTGGAACTCGTGGGACCTCTAGACCTCAAGGTGACTTGGCGTCACACTCATCCAGAACAGGACACCGACGCCGAGACGTCCGATCCTGGTATATTTTTGCCAAGCCTCGTGAACCTCCAAAAGACGGCTCAGAAGTTGCGTGTAATTAAGAAGTAAAAATAAGTCCTCTATTGTATTAACGATGGATTTGCTGAATGAATCTGAGCGGCGTTTCACCAAAAAACTTTGCGATGCCATGATCCCCGTGATGATCGAGGCCTTTTGGGAGATTTGGCTCGAGGCCAAGAAGGAGTCCCAGGGCAAGAACACCACGCGGGTCTTCCAGGAGCTTCTGCGGGGCGTCAAGACGTGGAACTCTTCAATTTCACTCAAAAATACAGAGGCCATCATCAAGAACCAGCCTCTGTTCCCCAATCTCTTGGCGGCCGTTTTTGTAATTCACGTCAAGATTCTGAGCTCCATCAGAACCGACAAAAAGTCCAAGAAGATCAGCATTAAGCTCCCTGCAAATGACGTGTTCGTTCAGCGGTGCTACGAGGCCTGTGCCAAGGACCTGTACGAGAGCCCTTTCATCATTAGCGAAAACAACAGCGAGTCCGAGCGCAATGAGGATCTGAACAAGCGGTTCCACAAGCACATCTGCCTGGTGATTGAGGATCTCGTGCCGACGGCCGAGATTCTGAACACGTACCTGCCCCTCCCCGCCGCTGGTGGCGACCTGGACATGAATCACGACGACGAGGACCCGGAGCAGGATGAAGACGTTCCAGAGATTGATGAGATGGACGCCATGCCCACATCCGACGATGCAGCGGGAACGGCAGAGGGTGGCGGTTCCGGTATGGAGATTGGCAAGACTCCAGGGGGTGTGGACAATATGGTGACGACGACGGATGGCCTCACGCCTCCATCTGTGCCCGGGGCCGAGACTGGAGGCACCCCGGCGCTTCCAGAGCAGACGCTCTTTGACGACGCCCCCACGAAGATTCAGAAGCTCGGCGCGTAAACTTAATAAATAAGATGTTGTAAACTATTAGAACTCATGGAGCACTATTTCAGAGAGCCTTTTAGTGCGGCTATCATCGCAGCAGCGGCGGTCATGGCTTACGTGTTCGTCAAGGCCAAAATGAACAACGAGGGCAAGGTGAAAAACTCGGA